ATCGCCATCTGATCCATGCCCTGCACCAGCAGGTTCGCCACAGAAGAACGCGCCGTACGATCCAATTCCGACAGCGGAACAACAACTTCACCGTTGGCAAGGCGACGCACTTCGCGCATCTGTTGAAGAACCGGCCCCTGATTCGAGTGACGCTCGCGGTACAGAGCAACGATTTCCTCAATTGTCTTCATGCACTACCTCGGCTAGACACCAACGCCCCAAAGATAACACAGTTAGTTGCCGAGCATCCATGACGGTCGCCATTGGCGGGGTGGACGTTTTGACTGGGTGAGGTTCGGTAGGTTCAGGACAGCCATCCACAACGCCATCACGATGTCGGTGCCGTTCTTTTTGTCGCGGGTCCACTTCGTCAACTCCTCCAAAGCTGCGAGAGTTTTCCAGTTGCCACGCATGGACGGAAACCGCATCGCCCCGGACCTGATCAGCGGTGGCAACAACGCCTCAACACCGAGGTTTTCGTCGATCTTGTTGCGGGAAGTGGTGTGCGGAACCACGTTCACCCGGTTCATGGCTTGCCATTTACGCACAAAGTCGTGTGCCAACAGGAATCGCTGCGCCGCGTTGATTTCCACCACCCAATGCGAGATCGGATAGTTCATGTCAACGGACCGTTCCTGCCATTCATCCATCAAACCCGAGTAGGTACCTGTGGCGGTGTCGTATCCGAGGACTTCTTCAGCGGTCAGTTTCACCCGGTCCACATCCACAATGTGGTACAGGCCAGTGTCGGGCTGGTAGATGATCCATACGAACGCCCAAAACATGGTCGGGGAAGGGTCCACTGCCACGATAGATATCCAGGGGTGGGCCAAACCTTCGGGGATGTATCCGGGTTGGCGGTCGTTGTCGATACAGCCGGGGTATTCCACCCCGTCCATGCCTTTTCCGCCGGTCATCCATGTGCGGTCAATGAGGCGGGAGTCCAGGTCCAGGTCTTCTTGCTGGTAGACGACGTTAAACACGTCAGGTTTGCTGTAGCGAATGAATGACAGGTCTTTCCACGGGAGACGTTTCGGGTCAAGCAGCGGCCCTTCAGGGTATGGCAATGCTTTGAACGAACGGGATTCTTTCCCGGTGTCCAGTTCTTCGTAATACGCTTTGTAGATGATGTGGCGATACTTCTTCTGACGGACCGGTTGCCCTTCCTGAACATCTTCAGGTGTTTCCACATCGGAACCGTCATACGAAATGTCGTCTTCTATGTCGTACGTTTCCTTCGCAAGACAGTGAGCGTAGAGATCACCACTCCCGAGACGCTGACCAACAACGGCGAGAAGTCCGCCAGGATCGCAGCGAGCCTCTGCAACATTGTCCCAACGCTCAAGAAGTTTATCCCGAGCAACAGACTCCCGAGCATTGTCAGGAGAGGCCACGTCATCGAACAAGCAGAGGTCGGCTCGGTGACCGATGAACTCTGACTCGATACCGTAGGCGCGGACGGTTGGTTCTTTATTGTCAAGCCCGTTCCCGTCCAACTGTTCGACGACGAACTCCTCCGCCCTCCACAAAGCTCCTTTGTCGGTGGGTTTGAACCGACCGTAATCAATAGAGAGACATCCTTCGGCATTGACTGCTATCCCTTTCGTCACCATTTGCGGGTCCGGCTGTATCGGCTGAACCCTCTCAAGTGTTTCACGAATACGGCGTGAATACAACTTCGCCATATTCTGCGACACTGACCCAATCATCACACGAATCCTGCGGTTCCGGCAAATCGCCCACACCGCCACATCATGGAACAACGTGGATTTGCCTGCTCCTGGCGGCACATTGAGAACCACGAACTCTTTTTCTTCGGACTCCAACAACTCAATCAGCTTGTATGCGGCCTCAACCTGCCACGGAGACGGAACCCTGCCCAGGTAATGCTTTCTGAAAAACTCGAAATCCTCCAAACCACGCTTCGCTTCCTCACACAGAAGCTCATGCGGGATAGCAGACGGCAAATCCGCTGCATCCATTGACAACTGAAACTCCAAAGCCTGACGGCCACCAGCCCCAGCACCCCTCGACCCCTTAAACTCTGCCTCAGCACGGGCAGTAGCCAACACCTTTGCTTTCTTCACCCACCGGGAACCAGTGTTGTAATGCACACCAGCCTGGGCGCAAGCATCCTTGATCGTATGACCCGCCTGAACAAGCGCAAAAAATTTGGCTTTGTCTTGCGGTGGAACAGCTCTTTTAGTACCCATGAAGTTTTACGGTTGAATCCCGACACACACCATACACCCTGTGCAATAATGACACCGCAACCGATCAAGTCCTTACCGCCGGGAGGCAGGCAAGGCACGCATGACGGTACATCCCTTGCAAGATGCGGCGTATGAACACACGGAAACGTGGGTCGATGTTCCCTGCAACCAAGAAGTACCCACGACCGACCCTTCCCCTGTTGCGTAAGAGAAACAAGCAGCGTTGAATCAACGACTAAAGATTCACATCATTCCTGGTGTCGGCTAAAAGCAATTAGCAACGGCCACCATCAACCTAACGGTTGTAAAGCGTGGGGGAAGCGAAGCCAAGAGTCTCGATGATCTTGCGAGCAACTCCCGCCCTCCGGTTGGGCTACCGCGGTCGCAAGCTCCCTTGCTGACAGAGAAGCGAGAGTGACCCTCACCCCGGGTGTTACACGCTTCGGATCCGCTTCAAAAGCCAACCACACAGAGTGATCACCAACCACCCACAGTCACCAAGATCGCCACACCCCAAAAGAGTGAAACCAGGCATCAGCAGATATACATATACTCCCCCCCGCCTAGCCTCGGCACACCCCCGGTTGTAGTCCTGGCCTGGCCCCCTGCCGAACCGGGAACCGGCCCCAAACATTACATAACTAATGTTATGGGCAAGCCCTCCGGCCCCCTCCCCCCTCCCGGGGCTGCCGATTCCCGGCAGACGTTCGACCCGGTGCTAACTATTGCTAGCACCCTGCTAACTTTCGCAAGCGGTCCCGGCTAGGGGTGTCCGCCTTGTCTGCTAGTTGTCTGCTAGTTGTATTTTACTTGTGTGTGGCGCACGTCACATAAAGAAATTGTCCGGGGGTTCTTGTAAACCGTTAGACAATTCCCGATAATAGAGCTGCCGGGAATCCTCCTGGCACTACGAAAGGGGGCCAGTAATGGCACGAATCGAGGAACATTCACACACTTTCGGCGGGAGGTGTGAACGTTGCGGGCAGCCATCTTGGGATCGGGTGCTAGTGACGTATTCCGCAAGTCCATTGTTTGCTTGCCGTTCTAAGTATGTGTGCGGGACGTGTGCGGCGCGAGTGATGGTCACGTGCTACGGACCGGAAACTAACGGGGTGGATCGGGTGTGGAATCAGACTCACGGGACGGGCAAGGCAGCGGGGGTCCTGGCATGATCCGCGACACTGACCCGACACCGGCGCACGGTATCGTTCGGCCCGGGGTTGCGTACGTGATTCGGCGCAGGCCTCGATTCGATCCGGCAGCAGCGGCGCGGGGTGTGTTGCGTCCCGGCGGGGAATACTGGCAGGGTCGCGCTAGCGCGTCATGGGGTCCAGCGGTGTCGGCGCGGTACTACACACCGGCGGAACGGGGCGAGATCAACGGCACCGGCGGTATCCCCGCCGGGGCGGTGTGGCAGGAAGTCATTATCGAGATTCCCGCCGATTAGGTCGCGCGTGTCCGTCCCCGGTAATCCACCGGGGGCGGGTCCGGGATACCTAATCCCACAACTAAGAAAGGGGGCCAGTAATGGCAACACAAGAAGAAAGGCCGCACGTAGTAATCGTGGCGGTTCGTGAGTGGTGGAGTCCTAACGGACACACCGTCAGTACCGCGCGGGCGTTCGATCCGGTGTCGGGCCTTGCGGCGTGGGCGGAGGTGGACGGCCACGGCCGCGCGGCCGTGGTTCACGCGGTTCGGCGACAGTTTGCCGGGTTCACCGGCGCACACGCCCTGCCGGATTCGGCGCGGTTCGTGTTGGACATGACGCGCGTAGGCAGGCGGGCCGATCTCCACACGGACCCGGCCACTATTCGCATGGAACGTGTCTCCCCGTTCGGCGGTGTGGCATGAGTGCGTACCTAGTCGATACCGACACCCTCGACCTATTGGTGACGGCAGCCCTTGACGGACCCCCGCACCGGCGCGGTTTGCGTGTGGTCCACGGTGGGACGGTTCACACGTTCGGCGCGGACCCTCTCAACACCCGCCAGGATGCCGACACCCTCGGACAGCTGCTACACGATGCGAACGTGGCTAGCGTGAACTACCGCTACACGGACGGGGACGGACCCGGCACGTATACTTTCCGCCGGGTGTCCGGCATTGGCGGTGTCGGCGTTACCTATTGGGACGTTGTGACTAGCGCGGACTGTCTCGAATACCAGTCATGTGAAATGCCCGGCTGGGGTGAGTCTTTC